GAACGGGGACTCTTGTCGGAAACCCGGAAACGGGTTATATCCAGACAGCACAGAGCCGTTCACTGCCGCGACAGCGGAAGTGGTTGAGTTGAGACAGAGCCACCCATTTCCTTGGCCGGGACGGGTGGCTTTGTCGTTCCTGAAGTTACCCCTCATCGCTGCCTCCGGCAACGACGCTGGGTGGTGGTTCGTATCGATCTCCGCCCGCAATCGGGCCCCATCCCTCCATTTCTCTGACTTCGTTCACCAGCAAAACGCGGTTGCGGATTGCGATTTCGTGACTCTTCCAGCGGGTTTCGGGATCACCCCGGAGCAGGCCGGACAGGTCCAATTCCAAGCTCAAATCGTCGTCGGTCAGCAGCGCGCGGCCGAATTCAGCCTCGATTTTCCGACACCAGGACGAAAGCGTATTTGTTGCGAAGTATCGGATCAGTGTTTCACTGTTGGTAAACGTGCCGTGTGTCAGGTCGCCAATAATGGGCGGCGGAACCTGAAATATGCGCGCGATCTCTTCGACGCTGAACCTGCGGCTTGCAAGCAGTTCAGCATCTTCTGGCGTGATGCTGACCGGTTGGTATTTCATCCCAGCTTCGAGGATCATGGTTTTGCGCGAGTTCGCCGCGCCCATGTACTTCTTCAGTCGCTCATCGATCGTCGCTCGCTGTCGGTCCGAGAGCAGCTGATCCATCTGAAACACCCCCGAGGGCGTCAGGGCGTTGTCGAACATCGCGCCCACGAAGTGCTGGAGCGACAGGCCCGCCGAAACGACAGCCCCGGCGCGGGCAAGCCGCGACCGACCGAGAAGGCCATCGTCTGAGCGGTCCTTCAGGTGAACCACCTCGTCGGCCAGCAGGCGCCGCATTTTGCCGGTGCCGCCGTGGATGGTGTTGATGTCGGTGATGTCGTAAGCCAGCCTCCGCGTCGACGAGATGAACTGGACGCTGACATGCTCCCAGGGAATCGGGCGCAACTCGCGAAGCTCCCCGTTTCGCGGGTCGCTCACGATCTCCACCAGCGCGTTGCCTCGCAGCAGAACCGAGGCCGAGACCCACTGAACGAAATCCGGCCAGGTCTGCCAAGCGTTCGGCCCCTTCCGGATCAGCCTCATCAGCGGATGCCGTTCCTCCACCGTGCGGCCGGTGTCGGTGGCGCGGTAGACATAGGCGGGCAAGCTGGCCAGGGCGCTGCCGATACTGTCCACGCACCCCAGGCAGGCAGATAAGGACTCGGCGTTGCGCGCGTTGATCAGCTTGCCGGTGGTGGTGTCCAGACCGCTCAGGGCAGCCCAGGACGGATCGAGGGGCGAGGTGCGTTCCTCGCGACCCAGGATGCGGTTCAGCAAGCCCATCATCGGACCGTCTCCAGCCAGCGGCGGGCCAGGGTCAGCCGAGGCGGCAAGGGCGACCGCGACCGCGCATGGACCTCGGTTCCCTCATAGGCAGGCCACGCGCTGACGACAGACACCTCGAACAGCTCCACCTTCACCAGCTCGCGGCGCTCGCGGCTCGGCCAGCGTTCGTCGACGGCGCGGAAGCCGAAGGACATGCCGCCGGCATTGCCCGACCGGACCAGTTCCAGGATGTCGTTCCCTGTCGTGGTTTCAGGGACATCCAGCTCGAAGTGCAGGCCGCGCGCTGTCTCGGTCAGTCTCAGCGTGTTCGCCCGCGTCCTCCCCAACACCCGCGAGGCGTCGTGGTCGGCCAGGGCGAGGATGTCCCGCGCCGGGTCGAGGAGCGAGGACCGGAACGCGCCAGGGATGATCGTCTCGGAGACGGGGCCAATCTTCGCCACGGTGCCGAAGGTCGCGGCATAGCCCTGGAGCCTTCGGCCTGCCGCCGCACGGATCTCCAGGGCTGCTGCGCGCACCTCCAGCCGGTCGGGGAGGTGCGTCGCCGTCATGTAACGATGTCCTTGATTGCGGCGAAGGACTGCGGATTGCGAACAGCGACATCCATGGTCACGATGCCTCGAACCTGGACGTTACCCTTACTATAAGCTGTGCTCTCGTAAGGATTTACCAACAAATCGAACTCAGACCAATACCCAATCATCAAATCGGTCCAGCGCCCGAAGATGAGCGCGGACAAGGCCGTTCCGGTCCCTTTGGTCAGGTTCGACGGCACCAACCCGGTGCTGTAGTAGGGATATCCGGCAAGGTTTCCGGGCGCGTCCATCAGGTAACCGGGCAGGCCAGCTTCCTTCAGCGTCCGCCGTGCCTTCCGGCTGAACTTGCCATTCCCGACGAAGGCCAGCGAGCCGGTGACGTTGCTGTCTTCCAGCTCCCCGATCAGATCCAGCACTGCCGCCCAGGTCGGCGCACCGCCGTTTGTGCCCATGGCTACGCTGCCGATACCGGGCGTGTTGAGGATACCCAGCGGCTCCGCGTCGGTGCCGGTGCCAGCAATCGCCGCTGAGTCGACAGCCCGCGCCAGCAATGCCGCGAAGTCGGCGCGGATCAGTTCCTCGATATCCGGAGTGCTCTGGAGGAGCATGTTGCGGCTGAACTCAGTTCGCGCGCCAACGTGCTTGGGCCGGAGCGGCACTTGTTTGAAGGCCAAATCGGACAGCGGAATGGGTGTATCTTCCTCGAACCATACCGCGATGGCGGATTGGGTCTGTTTCGGGATATCGACGTTCCCGACAAGCCCAGTAAGGACGCGTGCGCCGGCGCGGCGGATCGCCAGGGCATCCCACATCAAGTCGATGAAAAGATCACTGCGCAGGTTGGTCCCGATCAGGTTCCCGCCCGGTCCAGCTACCGGGGTGGTGGTGGTGATGACGCGCTGCTCGACCGGCTTGCGGAAGAAGGCCATCGGCGTTGCCAATCCCTGGAAGGGCCGACCAGCCCGCCGCGCGATTTCCTCCGACACGGCACGCACCCGCCCAGTATCGACGCGGGCTGCCATGTCAGGGATTTGCGCAACGATGAAGTCCCGCAGCCCGAGGCCCTGCATTTCGGCGTCAAGCCGATCATCTCCGGTGCCGCCGACTGGCTGGCCCTGCTGGCGGCGCTCCATGTCGTCAACGGTCTGCTGCCGGGTGATCTGGCGCTCCAGCGCCTCGGCCTCGGCCTTCTGCCGGTCGAACTGCTGCTGCTGCTCGTCGGACAGGTCGCCGTTCTCGCCTGCGGCCGCGTCGAGGAGCTGGCGCATGGAGGCAGTAAGGCGGGACCGCTTCTCGATCAGTTCGCGGAGACTCATGGAAAGAAGATCCTTCTAGGGGAGGGTGTGCGCCTCGCGGCGCTCGTGGTGGTTCCATCGGAGGGACTGGACTGTCTCACGACGTTCAATCCGGTGTTCAAGTTGTCACCGTTCTGCGGACCAGGGCGTGTTGGTGCTTCTCTTCGAGTTCAAATTCCCGCTCAGCAGCCGCCCATTTCTCCTCTTCGGTCGCGTAAAGCATGGGACCACCCAAGCGCGAAATCATGTCGAGGTTGGCGCTCCGGAGATACTCGATAGTCTCTTCATGGGTCAGCCCGATCATGACCTTGCGGCCCTGGTCGTCAGTATCGAGTTTTCCGTGGGCTTCCAGGTCCGGCCAACCGAGGAACGGCGACGGCTGCTGCAGCGGCTTCGGCTCAACAGCCGGTTTCCCCGATTTGACCTTCTGCATCCGCTCAATCATGCGCAGGATGAAGCGGTCAGTGCGGAACAGGATCAGGACATCGGGCGCATCGGGATGTTCGAGCGGATCGTCTCCGCCTTCGGAAAATGGCTGTGCGATCAGTTCGTCCGTCTCTGGACGGAGCCAGAAGTAAACCCCCACGCCATAGGGCGGGTCGTGCATGGCGAGTCCCGACCGCCACGCGATCAGCCTCCCCTGGATAGCAGTCTGCCATGCCAGCGCGGCCTTGCTCGTCATCATACCCTGCTGGGTGAGCTCGAAGATCGCCGCGACCTGGATCACGTCCGTTCCCCGATAAACCGGCGTGCGCCCCCGCCTCACGCTGTCGCGGTTGCTCAGCATCACGGTCTGACGCTGAATCCACTGCTTGAACGTATCCATGCCAAGTCCTGGCGTGCAGGCCAGAACTTCAGCAGGCGTAAATTGAGGAAGTTCCAAGTCGAATTGCATGACAGGTTCCTTGTTAGCTACCTTATACCCCAGTATTCAACTACATGAAACAGAAAAATCGCCCTCTCCACGCTAAATTCGGAAATTTCAACCGCAGGCAGCACCAGATTTTGTGTCAACAGGGGCAAATCTACCCAATTTGCCCTGCCATAAGCTCGCGCCGTACGTGAGCGTCCTGGAATCACAGGGGAAATTGGGCGCGGACCGCGATGGATAACCGTTCTTACGGAAACTGGCGCGGCGGACTGGGTGACTGTGGCTTGCCAGAATGCCACCAGCCAGGGCACGGTGCAGGGAGTTAGGGGAACCGTTCCCCTCACGGTGCGAGGGGCGATGGCTGAAGAAGATTGGTGCTCGGTGAGCGAGGCGGCACGGCGCCTTGGGGTCACGCCGACCGCAATCCGCAACAGGATCAAGCGCGGCACCCTGGAGCACCGCCCGAACGGCAACTCGGGCAAGCTGGTACGGGTTCCCCTCACCGTTCCAGTAACCGTTGCCCCCACCGTTACCCTAACCGTGCCGGAACCGTTAGGGAGAACCGTTCCCCTCACCGTTCCAGACACGTACGCGGGGGAGATTGCAGCCCTGCGCGATCTGGCGGCCGAGCGGCTGGCGCGGGTCGAACGGGCAGAGTCGCGGGCGGATCGGCTGGATACCGAAGTCGACCGGCTGCGGCTTGAACTCGACAAGGAGCGGGAGGAGCGCCAGCGGCTGGTGCGGGTGATCGAGGAGCAGGCGGCAGCAGTGCGGAGCCAGGGTGAGCACATAAAGCTTCTGACGGATCAGCGAGAGCGGAGGCCCTGGTGGCAACGGTGGTGGAGCTAAGTCTTTTTTACTGCTTTCGTTCCTCGCCTCCATCGTGACCGATGTGGGTCAAATTCTTCAAAGTATTCTTGAATTAAAAGTCTTATATCGTGTACTGCTGACTCAATCTGAGTAACACCACAACCTTGAAGGTTTCGCTGCTTTACTATGTCATTGTTTATTTTATTAATGTCATCAATTTCAACTGCCGGAGAACGTTTGCCCTTAGCTAAATTGTCAGAATATTTTTCGAACTCTTTAACATATATACTACTTAACACAGCAAGGCGATTTTCAAGGAGATCAACCACAACTACGCGGATTTTTTCAGGTATAAATGGATCTGAAACTACTGACCCAAGTAATTTTTGAAGTCTCTGTACATCATTTGTAACAGGAACTCCGTAGTAGTATTTTCTTAATGCAAGAACTTCTTCTTTATTATTCTCAAAAGCCTCATTGATGTGCTTAACAGCCTCATACACTGGATTATTAGCGTACCAGCGCGTAGGCGATGCCGGATCAAATTCGCTGTAGAGGTCCTCTGACAACTCCTTTAATCGGGCCATAACCAGTTTTTGATATTCAGTATTTACAGTGTTCAATAGGCCGCGTTTTGCAGCGCGGTAAGTCAAGACTGTAACGATCCCGACAACTATAGAAACTATTATTTGAGTAACCTTGAGCCAGTAGTCTAAATCGTCTGGTGTAAGAGCTGGCATCAAACCCTACTGCACGGTTTGGCAAGGCAATGAAGTCGCCCGCACGGTAAGCTCGAGTAGCATGTAACGCTGAGATGGCCAAGTCAGTACTACAGAGCGAACTATCTGACAGCTATTTCAAGGCCGTAGGGGCAGGTGTTGGCATTTGGGCACACCTTAGGGCGACCGGACGGCCAGAAAGCACCCAGCGACTCCCCAGCGGGCCAAGCTATCACTGGTAAGATTTCCTGCACTTTTCTACACATATCGTGTCTATTGTTACGCCTGTTTAGAATTATATAACCATAGCAAGCACGGGAAACGCGCCATGACGCAGCAGGATTTCACCTTGCCCGACCATCAGGCCGAACTTCTGGAGGGTTTCCCAGCAGACCCCCATAAGCGCCAGAACTCCAGCCACGTCGGCAACAACACTAACCCGAAGCACTTCACCAGGTGGGATGAGCGCTACGTTAAACTGGCTGGGCACATCGCCAGTTGGTCGAAAGATACGGCTCAGGTCGGCTGCGTAATCGTGAATCCAACGCTGCGGCGCGTCGTAGCCTTCTCCTTCAACGGGTTTCCGGCCAACATTCCCGATCACGTTTCGCTACTTCAGCAACGGGAGAACAAAAAGAAGAAACTCGCCCAGATCATCCACGCCGAACAGAACACGCTACTGTATGCAGGGCGCGAGGCACGCGGCTGCCACGCCTACGTAGTCGGCCGCCCAGTCTGCAACAGCTGCGCTATCCTACTGATCCAAGCGGGCATCGAGCGCGTCGTCGCAGCGCCGCCTCTCCCCATTCCTGAAAAACCCGACGACGAGTGGGTCGAGCGCGGGCGACTGGCACTCACGCTGTTCAATAAGGCGGGAGTTGGGTTCTCGCCGATTGCACAAAAACTGCTCGACGAAGTGTTCGAAGACTACAACCTCGACAGGCCGACGGCCGTAGAAAGCGCACCCGTTTGCTGCTGACGCATAGAAGGCCAGAGGAGCGCTCTTCTGGCCTTCCTACCGCCGCCATGAGCACAGCAGCTATCTAAGCTACAGCGCGCCCCTCGCGTGCACGTGCGAGGCAGTCATGGCCTGGGGCCGAGCGTCGCCCTGGTCTCATCAAGCTGCTGCTGCCAGAAGGCGCGCTGCTCGTCCGTCCTGAAGGGCAGGTCCCTGTTGAGGGCGAAGAATCCATCCTCTGCGCACATCGCCGCCCGCTTGTCCCAGGCGGCGCGGCGCTTCTCTAACCGTCGGCGGCAACTGATCGAGCAGAAATCAGCCGGTCGGCCGCGCCGCTCCGTGCGCAAAACCGGCTTTCCACAGCAGCGGCAGGCCATCTCGAATTTCTCCTCCCCTGGGGCGGTTTCTATTAGCTCCCACACATGCAGAAGACCCAGATGGTCTGGCCCTTGCCAGCTCTCGGAGATTTTTCTTGAGCCGGAAAGCAGCCCCACAGCGTGCTTGAGGCGCGTCCTGGGTGACTGGGGTAGCTCCCACCGCCCTAGACGCGATCCAGGCACGCTCCAGCAGCCCCACAGCACGTCTCACTGGGTCGCTATCGGCGGCGACGTCTGCCCGTCTACCTTGACCTCGAAGACCGCAATCATCTTGTGAAGATGGCTGATCGTGAACTCAGGCCCCGCCATCCGGCAGGCCGCGTTCAGACCGAGGCACAGCAGCGCATCACAGATCAGGTCATCACTGACCCCTTCTGCCGACATCTCCGCCGCAGTGGTCTTGAACGTCTCGTACGGATCTCTCATCAGAACGCTTCCTCAAACCCTTCCAGTTCGCCTTCCATCAGATTCACATCTGCGTCCTCTAGGCGGGACATACGGGACATGTCTAAAGACACATGTCCCTGTCTGTCCCGCGCGGGACAGGGACCAGGAGGGACATTTGTCCCGCTTGTCCCGCTATGTCCCGCTTGTCCCGCCCTGTCCCCAACCTCCTTGACTATCCAGACCAGACCTTCCCATTCCGCCATGATACCGCGAGTCTTCAGCGTATCGATGGCACGGTCGAAAGCCTTACGCTTGGCGCTTTGCGTGGTGTCGCTGCCACTGATGCCTGCCGAGTAGCACCGCTGCCGCAGCAGGTCTTTGGACACCACGAGGACAGATTTCGGAATGTCCTTCATGCCCGGCGGCGGCGCGGTGCCTGCGTCAATCACAGCATTGCGGAGTTGATCCAGGGTCGTTTTGACAGAGGCGGACATCTTGCTTTGCCCCGCCTTGTCCCGCTTGCCGACCGGCTCGGCCTCGGCGTTCCAGATCGGTACGAGCGTGGTGATAGGCTCGCCCTTGCGCATGCCCTTCTGCACCGTCATGCCAGGGACCGGGACGGGCAGCATGTTGAAGGTCATGGGAACGCCTGCGTCTGCATCCTTGTGGCGATTGACGGTCAGCGTAGTCCTCAGGCTTTCCTTGTCGCCCTCGACCTTCAGCCGCGTGTCGTAGCTGCCCCAGGTGTGGGTGTGGCCGCGCGCCCGCTCGGGATCGCTCCAGCCGGTATGGGTCACGCTCATCACGCTGGCGCCGTAGGTCCGCACAAGGGTTTGCAGGGCGCGGACATGTGCCGCCGCCGCTTCGTCATCGACCTCGCTGCCCTTCCTGGTTCCTGAAAGGACATCGCAGACGATCAGCGCCAACTCGCCGCCGAGCTTGGCGTCTATGGTCGCCATCAGCTTCTTAAGTCCGGCCGGATCATTCAGAAGAACTTCCTGGCGCAGCAGGAAGAAGGGAGGCTTCCCGCGCACGCCGTAATGGGACAGCCAGCCGCGCACCCGCTGCTTGCCGACGCCGATAGCTCCCTCGCTCGCCAGATAGATTACCGCGCCCTGCTTTACTTCGCGGCCCTGCCACTTCCTGCCGGTCGCCACCGACAGCGCCAGATCGAGGGCCAGGAAGCTCTTGAAGTTATCAGACGCGCCGAAGATCAGCGTCATCGCGGTCTGGGGCACCATGTCCTCGACCAGCCAATCCGGATCGGGCAGGGCGGCCATATCGTCGAGGTCGAGAAGTTCAAACAGGTCCTCATCCTCGGACATGTCCCGCTTGTCCCGCTTGTGGGCATCAGCGCCTTGAAGGGCGGCGGCGATCAGTGCTTCGGCGTCGTCTCCTGCCGCCTCCTGCCCCGCCAGATCGTCAATTCCCCAACCCTTCGGGACACCTGCGGGCGGCGAGATCGCACTGACAGACCGTGCGCCAATCTCGGTGATCCTTTTGCGCAGTTCGGCAGTCGCCTTCTCTCCAGGCTGATCGGCATCGAGCCACAGGATGGTATCGCGCCCGGACAAGGGGGACATGTCCGCGTGTCCCGCCTTCTGTGTCCCGCCCATCAGTCCCAGATGGATGAACTGCGGAGCGACCCTGCGACCAGCTTCTACCTTGCCCGGTCCTTCATGGATCACCACCGCCGCGGCGGGATCGGTGTCTAGCATCTCCAGGCCGAACAGTGGGCCAGACTTGCGATAGCCCTTGGCCTTCCATTCAAGCCGGTCATCAGCCAGCCGCCACAGCGTGATAGGCCGATGGGTCTTGTCCGGCCTCCCCTTCCGATCCTGCCAGCCGAACTCGATGCGGGCTTCGACGTAGAGCAGCCGCCCTTTCCGGTCCTTCACATCGAAGCGCAAGATCCGGTGGACATCATCGATGATCGGCGGGCCGTCCTTCTGTTCGGTGATATGGACCAGCTTGCCGCCGCGTCGCTCAACAGCGTGGTAGCTTATCAGCAGCGACTCGACGTCGAGCACAGGGGCACCAGCCGAAATCACATCGAGCAACACCGCCTCGTCGCGGGGAGAATGTCCGTTGCCACCCGATGCTGAACCAGGAGAAGCCGTGCCGCCCCATAGACCCTTGGTGCGCAAGGCGTCCATCACTGCGCCCTGATCACAGTGGGCGCGGCACTTCAGCAGGATCTTGCCGCCCTCGCCTTCGTCAATATCCAGGCTGGCCTTCTTGTCCTCATGCGCCGGACAGTGGCATTTCCAGCCGCGTCCCCGCCTCGTCGCCCCCAGCTTGTGGGCCAGGTCCTCGGCAGTCATGGTGCTGCTATCGCGCGGCATGGCGACCTCCCCGAACGACTCGGAGGCCGGGACGCGCTGGGAACTGGTCGGCCCCTACGGCGCGGACAGCCTTCGGATCGAGCTGAGCGTACCGCTCAACCGTCTGTTCGATAGTGGTCATGTGCAGGGTGTGCCTGCCTAGTTCGGCCAGCAGTTCGGCCACGACGCGCGGGCCGAGTGCATATATGCACTCGATATGTCGCTGAAATTGAGCATTCATGCTCATATCTCCGTCAGGCTTCCGCAGACGGAAGCGAACGGGGACTCTTGTCGGAAACCCGGAAACGGGTTATATCCAGACAGCACAGAGCCGTTCACTGCCGCGACAGCGGAAGTGGTTGAGTTGAGAC